TTTAACCTCCAAACATTTCATCAAAAAGTGGAGTATCTTGAAATCTTTGCTTTTCATATACATCTCTCACCATGCACATTTCTTGCTCAATCATTTTAATTTCGGCACGTTTCATTGCTAGTTTGTGGCGAAGTTCAAAGAGCTTTTGATTGCGTTCGGTGAGAGTCATTTGAGTTTCGTTCATACTATGATGACGCTTTAGAGGGCCGGCCTTTACTATCCAACAGAAGAACTCCGGCAGACAGAACACCTGACACACCATATAAGCCACCCCACATACCTAACCAAAGTGCATTTTCTCGGTGTATCTCAGCACGTTCATATTGGCCTTGTCGATCAAGTTTATATGCCATATCATATTCTTGAACATACCAAACGAAACATGCTGCGATTGATGTAGTTGTGACCGCAAGTGCGGAAGCAAGGTAGATTCTGAGAAGAGTTTTCATGTTAGAAAAATGATACGTTGACACCTACAACTGTTGCGTTAGGATTCCTTGAAAGTGCAGTTTCCTTTGCTTCATTAGGAGTCCTAGCTCTCACGGTTTCAGTAAAGAACTGACCGTCATAAAGTTCAACTTTCCATTTCATAATGATGACCTCAAAAAATGTTTGTCCAGCGAATGTGTTGCTCTTGTGTAATACGATGTTCTGCTAACATATTGTCGCAGACATTACAAAAGATTTGAAACTTTTGATCTCGATCAAGTTTGTGTGGTGCAGATGTTTCTTTGATGACTCTGAGGATTTGTGTTTTTGTCATTTTAGGCGAGTGAATAGTCAATGGAATTGATGCAGAAACCGATGGCATTTGTAATCTCTTCTACAAGATCATCAGGGTCTGATGCTTCCCACGTCAGAGACATAACATCATCGATGATTGCTTGTTGCTCTCTTGGTGGTAACTCAAAGTTGTCATCTTCAAAGTCAATGTTAATCTGAGTGACACGAAATTGCATGGGTTTGTAGATAGAAAGTTTGCGGAGTTGTCTATTAGTATCAGCGAACATAGAGGTAACTACCCGCCCAATCTGCCCGCTGAAAACATTCTTCGCGAGAATTGATGATCAAAAGGTTAAACCTCACACCTTTTGCGGGTGCTTTCCATGATGCTGCCTTGTAAACCTCACCGGTCTTTTTATCAATGAAGGCATGAACTGATCTGTTACCATGAGCGTTCATAATCACCTTGTGATATTTACGACCGGTATCGATTGTGAAATCATAATCACTCTCACCATCACGAAGTTTGTCAATGCATCTTTCATGATAGCGGACAGAACTTACATTACCGGCATCAGCATAATCAATAGATCTCTCATGCTGTCTGATACTGTAGTCAATGAAGTTTGCTTTCAGAGTCTCACACAAAGTGTTAGCTTGTTTTTCAACAATCTCGGTCGGTGTGATCATGGTGGTAGTGGTGTTCATACTATGGTGACGCTTTAGAGGGCCGGCTGCCAATCCCGTGCCGTGTTAAAATTTGCATGACTAAAAGACTCACGATTTACGAGTTTGAACATACCAAACTCATTGGTGCGAACATAACCCTCACCATCAATGTTTACGTCATCAATAAATGCTTCAGGACCATTGTTGCTACAAGTGAATAACATATCATCTTTGATTGACTTGACAAGAGACCACAAACGCAATACATTCACGTCAATGCCATTATCATTTGCGATTGCATCTTGTGTGATGTCATCAACAGGAAAACCCTCACGAATACAAGCATTAAGTTGCTGCTTGACTCGCTTAGCTTGCTTGTCATCCATGAACTCACAGAGAGTGGACATTTGGCGAGCAAATGCAACAATGCCAGCCCAATCCTCATCCAGTTGATTACACTCAGGAGCAACAAAAAGACAGTGCTCAGTGCTCTTAGGACACAGAATCATGGGAGATGCAATAGCATCACGAAGGTCATTCTCTGCAACATAGATTGTATGTGGTGCTACAATTATGTTCTGATGAATTATCTCATCAAAGACATAAGTAATCGTATTGGGGCAAAAAGCATTGTCACCACCAAACCCAATAAAATCACCTTGAATAATCCCACTGAAATCAGGAAGGTAATCGAAACAATGATGCAATATGTTAGCAACATTGCCAGAATGATTAGCATCAATCTCTTCATGAGAATGATTGATTTTGATAAGTTTTTTGTTGAAAACACTTTTAGTGCCTACGAAAGATGTTCCAGTTGCAGGATCAGTGCCCCACACAATCGCAGGAGCGCCATCAATTTTGAGTGAAAGATCACTGTCGGTTAGAAACCAATCAAGAATAGAAAGATCACCCGTGAGAATGGTATCTTCTGGGTGTTCTAGGTGGGTGTTCTTCATACTACAAGGACAGTTTAGAGGGCCGGCTTTAGATAGGGAGTTTTGCTACAGACTTTCCCTTCTTATGTCGTTCAATTAAATTAACTGCTGATTTACGATTGCGGCAAACTTTAAGAATGTTCCCCTGATATATTACTGCTAGTTTAGTGCTACTACCTGCAATCGGTACAGCAGCATACATCATAGGGTCATCATATTTGCCAACGATGAACCCTTGCTCTACAGGCTTGGGATGAAGAATGTCGCTCTTGGTTTGTGTTAGTTTCATCGACGAATTTCCGATACTGCTGCCTCACCTTTGTTGAATACAACATCAACAACTGCCTGAACTTTACGGGCAGTGCCAATACCAACAGCGTCATAAGTTGGGATGCAAACTAGACCAAAGGTCTTAGACTTGTCGCCCAATCTGATCACACGGCCAATCGACTGACTGATACCAATGTAATCCATATTACGCATGAAAATGACAGCTTCAAGACCACTGACGTTGATACCCTCACTGAGAATACTGTGGTGGATAACAACAAACTTTTTGTCAGGATCTTTGCCCCAAGTGTTCAGCGTGTCAAAGAATTTCTCACGATCAACTTTCTTGCCATCAATGATTGCACCGGTCTTAGATGTAATCGTCATCCAAGAATAACCACGCTGATACAACTCATTGCAGAAGTCAGAGTGAGTCAAAAGGTTGATGATTTGCTTTGTTGTACGAGCACAGATCAGAGTCTTGTCGATGTCATTGTCATCGATAGTCTCAATCAGATTGTCACAATCATCAGCATACATTACCTTACGACCTTTAATCATAGGCAGTTGCTTGACTACAACTTTGGGAGGAAGAATGTAACCCTGTTCTACAAGCTCAGGAGCAGGAACATTGACAAGAACCTGACCATAAACAGCAGGATCATTCATTCCTGGTTTGAATACTGTAAGACTATGCTTAGGAGTAGCAGTGTAAAAGTAGCAACGATCAGCATCGTTAGAAAAGAACTCAGTAGCAGGAAAAAAGTTACGCTGCACACTGTTGTGTGCTTCGTCAAAGTAAATAGTATTTACCTCAATATCTGCCTCCATCACACGATGAAGCGAGTGATATGTGGTAAAGATAATAACATTCTCACCCATACTACGGGCACAACTAGCATAAAGGTGAATCTTTTCTGCCTTGGTGGTGCTAGTGAAGTGAGTTTCACCGCTGTGAACGTGCATCACATGCAGGTAAGGATTGCTGTTGTGGGGATCAACAACCTCAAGAAACTCAGAGCACAGTTGCTCTGCCAAAAGAATACGCGGAGCAACAACAACTGTAGTGGTGCCATTGTTGACAGCATCAAGACGACGCTGAGTATCAACAATCATGGTGAGTGTTTTACCACCACCAGTGGGAACAATGATCTGTCCCTTGTCATAATCACGCATACGGTTGATGATGCGATCTTGATGAGGCCGAAGGGTAATAGTCACAGTGGGTGGTTTGATACCTGAATAATATAATAGCACCCTTACAGGCGATTGTAAAGGGCGCTGGTGGCGCTTACACTATGGCAACGTTTTGGAGGGCCGGCCTTTATCTGGGTTCGTACTCTTTCGCAGGTTTGTTAATTCCTTTCACTAAATGGCGACGAAGTTTCTCACCTTGTCTACGAATTTGTCTTCTTTCTTCTCTACTTTTTCCAGATGCTGGTTGTGGTTTATAGTTGGGACTTACTGGTTTCTTTGCTGACTTTTTGGTGAGCAATTTGGTTGCTTGCTTCTCAGTATCCTTAGAAGTTGTCTTAGTTGTTGATGCTGAACCACCAGATTTCTTCGCTGCTGCTCTTGCTTGTGCTGCTCTCTTTCTTTCAGCTTTTGCTGCTGCTAGTTGTTTCTCTCTCGCAGATCCTCTGTCTTGTGTTGGTTGTTGTTCTCTCTCAGATCTTTGGCGCTGTTGACCAATATCTTTTCTGTCTTTGTATGACTTGGCGGGAACCATTTTCCCGCCGCCAACAGCTTTCATCCTACGTTTTTCCGGTTCAGTCTTCCTACGATCAGCCCCAATTCGCCCACCTTCGCCAGACTTTTTAATCTGGCTTCTACCTTGTACTTCAGGATCATAAACTTCCATCAAGTCACTTTGGAATTGTGCGAAGGTCTTCATCTGAGAAAAAACTTACCTCTCTTTATTTAGATGCTCCAGATTTGTAAACCATGTTATTCTCATACATGAATTTGATTCTTTCAGCTCTCAACTCTTTGAGTTGATTGTATCGTTTTTGTTGATCATTAGTAAACATAAACGATTGCTTGCGCCAAGTGTCACGTAATTCTTGAAGCTGGTAAAGGATTTCAGATGATTTCATATCAATAATCAATGTTAGATTTAAGGTACTCGTTCATGTCAAATTTTTGTTCATCTTCAATCAGATCTGCAAGATCCTCATAAACATGATCAAAATTGACCAATTCTTCAACTTGTTGCTCAGTGAGGTAGTGATCCATTTGAATTGTTATTACATTAGTGAGACAATTTAGAGGGCCGGCTTACTTAACTAAGATTTGAAAATCCTTGCATCCCTCCTTTTTCTTGATAGTCTCCCAGAAAATAGCATCATCAATTTCAAGGAAGGTTGCTGTGTGTTGTGCATAACCCTTTTTCTTGGGTTTTAGATACTTCACTTGGTACATCATTCCAGTGTCGAATTACTCCAGATACAATAAAAGCATTAGTTATCATGTAACTAACAAATATAATGGTGCGTATGCCAGCAACGTAATTATCATAAGGTTCTGTCTTATCATCACTGAAGCTTCCGATAGCATACTTCCATATTCTAAGAAATTTAGTCACAATCGTCATCATCGCAACCATCTTCAAACTTAATAGCGATGGTGAATCTCCATCGATCTCTAAAAGATGTTGCTCTATGTAAGATTGAAGCATCAAAAGCCATCAACCTGTTTGAAACGGGAACTATACCTTGAATGTTCCCATTGACGAATAATTGTGTCTCTCCACCATCATTTGGTTTCCAACCAAATTGTGGATAATATAGAAATGTTATGCCACTATCACCATCCGTATGGAAATAAGGAAGCTCTCCAGGTGCAAAACAGTTGATATACATTCTGTATAAAGGAACTCCTTCAGGAGCTAATGGTCTTATCTTTTCCTCTAAGAACTTAAAGAGTTTACTTCTTTTATCGATGTCATGAGTTACACCACATGGAGGAGTTGACCCATCATCAGATTCACCATATCCATATTTTGCCTTGTTTTCACAATAATCAAGGACACCTCTTTGCTCTGCTTCTGTCAGAAAATTAT